GACAAACCTATCAGAATATTTATTAGGTAAAAACACTGACGGAACTTCTAAAAATGAATTATCTGGACAAGCTATTAGTGAAGAAATTTGGAAAAGAATATTAGCAAACTTACCTTACTTTTTCAAAACAAAAGGAACAGAAAGGTCAATCAAAGGTATATTAAATTGTTATGGTATTCCAAGTTCAATTTTACGAGTTCGTGAGTATGGTGGGCCAGATAAAGGTACAAGAGTTAATTATGAAATAAAAAGAAAGTTTACAAGAGCATTAGATTTTAGAGCAGGACAATATATTAAATCTCCTTATACAACTTTACAAGGAAAAGATATTAATGGTAATGATAAAAACTTATATCCAGAAACAATGGAGTTTAGATTCAGAACACCAAATAGTGTAGGTTCGTCCGGTTCAATGGTATTATTACAAAAGTCCGGTTCTGGTGCCGGAAGTGAGGGTAGTTGGGCAATATCTTTACAAGACAATGGAACAACTGATGATTATGGATATTTAAGATTTGCTATAAGTAGTTCTAATTCTTCAACGGGAGTTGACCCAGTTCAATATATAACATCATCTTTAAATGCGTTTTATAATGATGACTTCTGGTCAGTAATGTTAACAAGAAAATCTGCAAGTGATGGGAGTGCATTTACCGAAGATAGTATATATGCGTCATCATCATTTGAATTGACTGTAAAACAATACGACTCTACAAGACAACGAATAGTTTATCAATCATCAGAAAGTTTAGAAACTGGTATGAGTAGTTCATTGGCAGCCTTTACTTCAAGTGGAGATTTATATCTTGGTGGTAGTGGAACAGGAAATCACGGAAGTCAGTTCAGTGGGTCTATGATGGAATTTAGATTGTGGAGTGAACCATTATCACAGAGTGTATTTAACAATCACGTTCGTACACCAAAAGCATATAATGGGAATACCACATCATCTGCTTATGATAATTTACTACTTAGATTAACCTTAGATGAAAATAGAAATTTAAATACATCCCCAACAGCATCGAACTTCAGTCATCAAAAAACATTTAGTTTAAACTTGTCTGGTAGTTCTAATGTAAATGGATTTACTGGTAATTTTTATAGGACATTAACTGACCAAGAGAAAGTAAAAGTTCCTAATGTAGGATTTCGTAGAAACGCAACAAAGATTAGAATAGAAGATAATAATTTAAAACCAGGAACAACCTTAGATGTAAATCAAAGTAATGAAGTTTCAACAGATGACTTTGCACCTATTGATAGTGATAAAGTTGGAATTTACTTATCACCAACTGATGTAATCAATGAAGATATATTATATAGTATAGCAGATTTTAATTTTGATAATTTGATTGGTGACCCAAGAGACCAAAATCAACTTTCCTATCGTGGACTAAAAGATTTAAGAAGTAATTATTTCAAAAGATATTTA